AAAGGAACCTTCTATGGCACTCACTCTTGAACAGGCGCAAACGGCGCTGGATGCGTGGATTGCGGCGGATTTGGCTGTGGCCAAAGGCCAGAGCTATTCCATGAACGGGCGCAGCCTGACGCTCGCCAATACGCGGGAAATCCGCGAGCAGATTCAGTATTGGGAGCGGCGCGTGCAAGCCTTCCAGCAAGTGATTCAAAACAACCAGCAAGCAGCCTTGGCGGATTTCAGCGATGACTAATTTACTCGACAGAACCATTGAGATGTTCTCGCCGGAGGCGGCATTGCGCCGCGATACGGCGCGGAAGATTCTCCATGCCCAGCGTGCTTATGAAGCAGCCCAGCCTTCACGCCTGCGGAAAATCAAAACCGATCCGGGCAGCGGCGATGCGGTGGTGGAACGCGCCGGGGAATCCCTCCGCCTGCAAGCCCGCTATCTGGATGAAAACCACGATCTGGCGCGGGGCGTGCTGAATTGCCTTGTTAATAATGTGGTTGGGCGTGGGATTACCATTGAGCCGCAGGTCAAGCGTGCCGGTGGCGAACTAGCCAAGGAAATCAACGAGCAGCTGGTGGAATTATGGGAAGAATGGATTCGCTTCCCGGAAGTGACATGGGAATTGCACTGGAACCAGATGCTCCGCTTGCTGGCGCGGTGCTGGTTCCGCGATGGCGAAGTGCTGGTAAAACACATTGAAGGCACAGGCGCGGCGCTCGACCACGGCACGCTGGTGCCATATTCGCTGGAACTGATTGAAGCGGATTATCTGCCCTTTGACTATCATGACGAACGCAAACGTATCATCCACGGGGTGGAAAAGAACGCATGGCGCAAGCCACGTGCCTATTTCCTCTACAAGGATCATCCGGGTGACCGGCATAATTTTGTCACCAAACGCGACGTGAAGCGCTATCCGGCGGAGAAAATCATCCATCTGAAAACCGCTGACCGCATCGCACAAACGCGGGGCGTGTCCATCTTCGCCAGCGTGATGACGCGCATGGAGGATATTAAGGATTACGAGCTTTCCGAGCGGCTGGCGGCGAAGGTAGCAGCCAGCATCTGCGCCTATGTGCGGAAGAATCTGGATGCGCCGATGAGTTCCACGCAGGTGGATGGCGCGGGCAACCGGCTGATGAAAATGCAGCCGGGGATGATTTTTGACAATCTTCTGCCCGGTGAGGAAATCGGCATGATTGATAGCAATCGCCCCAATGCCATGCTGGAGCAATTCCGCAATTCACAGCTGCGGGCGGTGGCGGCGGGAACGGCCACCGGCTTTTCCAGCATCGCCAAGGATTACAACGGCACCTATAGCGCCCAGCGTCAGGAACTGGTGGAGCAATCCATCCATTACGGCGTGCTGCGCGATTACTTCATTGAACGCTGCGTGCATCCCATCTGGGAACGCTTCGTGGATATGGCGGTGCTGTCCGGGCAGATCACGATTGCTGAAGGCAGCATCAACCCACGCTCACTGAAAAAAGCCAGCTTCCAAGGACCCATCATGCCGTGGATTGACCCGCAGCGTGAAGTCAACGCGGAGGAAAAAGCGGTGGCGGCAGGCTTCAAATCGCGGTCGCAGGTGGTGCGTGAGCGCGGCGGCAATCCGCAGGACGTATTCAAGCAAATCAAACAGGAACGCGAGCAGGAAACGGAAGCAGGCATCACCTTCAGCACCAGCACGCACGGCAAAACCCAAAAGGAGGAACCATCCGATGACAAACCAACCGGAAATACTGACAAGGACGATTGATTTAACCTCCCGCTCCATCGTGGACACTGAAAGCCGCCTCGTGCGGCTTTCTTTTTCTTCGGAGGAACCGGTCACACGCCAGTCGCTATTTGGCGATGCGTGGGTGGAAGTGCTGGGACATACAGCGGAGGAAGTGGATTTCTCCCGCCTGAATAACGCCGCGCCGGTGCTGTATAACCATGACCGCAGCGAGCGGGAAAACCGCATCGGCGTGGTGGAACGGGCTTGGATTGAAAATGGCCGTGGCTACGCGGAAATCCGCCTGTCCAAACGCGCTGAAGTCGAAGGCCTGTGGCAGGACGTGCGCGACGGAATCCTCCGCAACGTGTCGGTGGCCTACCGCATCCATGAGCGCAAACTCATTGAAGAACCCGAAAACCAGCCAGCCCGTTACCGTGTCGTCCGCTGGACGCCGATGGAAATCTCGCTGGTCGATATTCCCGCCGACGCATCCGTTGGCATTGGCAGGAAATTGGAGGCCGAAAGCCTTCCCTCACAACCAACCCAACCTAAAAAGGAGACTACCATGCCCGAAGCAGTCAAAGAAACCGGGGAACGTGCCGAAAACGCGATTCCCGCAACGCCGCCCCAAACACCACCTGTTAATGTCGATCAGGTGCGGCAGGAAGCCCTGAATGCGGAGAAAGCCCGCCGCACGGAAATCCGCAGCCTGTTTGATAAGCACGGCGATCATATCGCCCTGCGTGACCAATGCCTTGATGATCCGGCGGTGGATGTGGGTGAAGCCCGCAAACTACTGCTGGAGGCAATCGGCAAGCGCGAGGAACCAGTGGCCAGCAATCAGCGCATTGAAGTGGGCGATACGGAGGTGGAGAAATTCTCCCGCGCCGCTGAAGACGCCATTGCCTACCGCGCCGGTATCGCTGGCAAGGATGTTAAGCCTACGGAACTGGTGGGTTACACGCTGCTGGAGATGGCGCGGCAATCGCTGGAACTGCGCGGCATTCGTACCGCGCATATGGATAAGCGCGAGCTGGTGGCGCGTGCCTTTACCCATTCCACCAGTGACTTCCCGAAACTGCTGGAGAACAACTCCCGCAAGGCTATGCTGCGCGGCTATGAGGAAGCGGAGGAAGTCTTTACGATGTTCACACGCACCGGCAATCTGACGGATTTCAAAACCCATAGCCGCGTTGGGCTGGGCGTGTTTGAAAAGCTGGATGAAATCCCCGAAAGCGGTGAATACAAGCACGGCACGATTGGCGAACGGGCGGAAAGCATCAAGCTGGCCACTTACGGCAAGCTGTTTTCCATCACCCGCCAAGCGATCATCAACGATGACCTGACGGCGTTTACCGACATTCCCCGCAAGATGGGGCGTGCAGCGGCGCGGACGGTGGGTGATCTGGTGTTCAGCATCCTGATTGATAACCCGGCGATGAGCGACAGTGTGGCGTTGTTCCATGCCGACCACAACAATCTGGCCAGCAGCGGCACGGCGATTACCGCCGCGAGTGTTGGCGCTGGGCGCACGGCTATGCGCACGCAGAAGGACGGCACGGCCACGCTCAATATCCGGCCTTCCTTCCTGATTGTGCCTGCCGCGCAGGAGGACACGGCGCGGGTGCTGATGACCTCGGAAACCGACCCATCCAAAACCAACAGCCGCGTGCCGAACCCGGTGCGTGGTGCGGCGGAAATCATCGTCGATGCACGTCTGGATGATGCCTCCACCACGGCATGGTATCTGGCCGCTGACCCGAACACCTTCGACACCATCGAAGTAGGTTATCTGGATGGCATTGCCGCGCCGTTCCTTGACCAGCAAGACGGCTGGACGATTGACGGGGTGGAATACAAGGTGCGTATCGACGCGGCGGCAGCGCCGCTGGAATTCCGCACCCTGTATAAAAATCCGGGCGCGTAAACTCTTCCACCACTTCTACCTAACCAGCGGCTTCAGGCCGCTTTTTTTATGTTTCAAACTCAAGGAGAAATCTTATGGCTACCAACTATGTTCAGGAGGGTAAGACCCTCAACTATACCGCAGGCGCGGATATTACGTCCGGCCAGTTCGTGCTGATCGGCACCATTGGCGGCGTCGCTAAAACCGACATCGTGAGCGGCAAAACCGGCGCGGTGCATGTATGCGGCGTATTCAGCCTGCCCAAGGCCAGCGGCGCGGTGACGCAAGGCGCAAAGCTGTACTGGGACGAGAGCGAAAGCGAAGTCACCACCACGGCAACCGATAACACGCTGATCGGTGTGGCGGCGGCAGCGGCGGCTTCCGGCGATAGCAACGTGCATGTGCTTTTGAATGTGGGGCTGTGATGGCGTTCATGGATGACATGCACGGCCACCATCTCACCTTGCTTGAAACGCTGGACGGGCGGGAGGTTCTTTATTCCCCGCAAGGGGGAGCCACCCGCCCGGTATCGGGAATGTTTCAGGCCTATTCGGAATTGGTGGGCGGCGAATCGGTGGAGGTGGTGGCCAACCACCCCGTGCTATCGGTTCGCACCGCTGATGTTCCGGAAATCGCCACCGGTGACGGCTTTACCATCGGCGGCGATGAATATGAAGTGGTGACCATTCGCCCGGACAGTGAAGGCATCACCGAACTGATATTGGAGGCGTTATGAGCCATGCTCGCACACAAATCCGGCAGGCGGTGGTTGCCTTGCTGAATGGCAATACCGAGGCTGGAAACCGCGTCTTTTCCTCCCGCGTGCATCCGCTGGATGATACGAAACTCCCCGCCCTGTTGGTGTACACGCCGCAGGAAAATATCGGGGAACGCTCCATGCAGCGGCCACGCACGCAGCAGCGCCAGTTGCAGCTGATGGTGGAAAGCTATCTCAAGGCCAGAGGCGATATTGACGCCGAAGCCGACGCGCTGGCTTTAGAGGTGGAGCAGCTGATCGCCGCTGACCCAACACTTGCCGGGCTGGTGAAGGACATCTCGCTGGAGAGTACCGCCACCCAGCTTTCCGGCGAAGGGGAAAAGCCGATTGCCGTTCTAAGCCTAACCTTCGCGGTGCTTTACGCCGTGAAGGAAAACGCACCGCAAATCGCGGTTTAACCACACTCAAACCAAGGAGAATCTTATGGCTACCCACGCTGGCAGCGAGGGGAAGGTCTTTGTCGGATCGTCCCAAGTCGCGGAAGTAAAATCATGGTCGATGGAGATCACCTCCGACACGGTGGACGCCTCCATCATCGGCACCGAATGGCGCAAAAACCAAGCCACGATCAAAAGCTGGTCGGGCAGTTTCGACGCCTTTTGGGATGAAACCGACACTACCGGGCAAGGCGCTCTGGCGGTGGGCGGCACGGTAACGCTCAATCTCTACCCGGAAGGCGACGACACCGGCGCGACCTATTGGAGTGGTGACGCGATCATCACCTCCATTTCCTACAGCGCCGCCTTTGACGGGATCGTGGAAGCGACTTTCAGCTTCACCGGCACCGGCGCACTCACTGAATCAACCGTATCATAAGGAGGCGTTATGCGCGTTATCGACCAAGTAAAGCAGCATTATCAATCCCAAGAGCGGTTGGTGGTTTCCGTCCCGGAATGGGGTGAACCGGACAAACCGCTGGAGATCCACATCTTCCCCATGACGATGGCGGAAGCCGGGCTGATCCAGCGCATGTCAGGCAAAAAGGCCTCGCCGGTGGAAAACGCGGTCAACTCCCTGATCGTGAAAGCCCGTGATCCCGAAGGCAACCGCCTGTTCAAGGTGGAGGATAAAACGGAATTGCTCAATTACGGCGATTGCCGGGTGATCCTCCGCATTAACGACGAGATCGAGCGCCACTTTTACCAGAGCGTGGAGCAACTCAAGGGAAACTCCGAAGCGATCCCTTCCGACGAAACCAGTTAGCGCTGGCTTGGCGGCTTGGCCGAACCCTTCCCGAAATTGAGGCCATGACCACCCGTGAATTCACGGAATGGGTCGCATTTTTTGAACTTCAAGCAGATACGATGAGTAAGAACCATGCCCGCATTCGGTAGTGCAGAATTCGTCATACGCGCCATAAACAAGACGCAGAAGACGTTTACGCAGATCGGTGCGGGCGTGGACAACATGGATCGCCGCTTCAAAAAGCTGGGCGGTGGGCTGAATCGCTTGAGCGGCCTGTTCGCCACTGCCTTCGTCGGCAGGCAGATCACCAATACCATTACCAAATTCGAGAAACTGGAAGCGAGTCTTCGCACCGTCACCGGTTCGGCGGATAAGGCGAGCGTCGCTTTCGGCTTCATCGAAAACTTCGCCGCCACCACGCCCTTTCAACTGGAAGAAGTGGTGGATGCGTTCATCAAGCTGAAGGCGCTGGGGCTCACGCCTTCTGAGGAAGCACTCACCTCCTACGGCAACACCGCCACGGCGATGGGGAAATCCCTCAATCAGATGATTGAAGCCGTGGCCGATGCCGCTACCGGGGAATTCGAGCGCCTGAAAGAATTCGGGATTAAATCCCGCGCACAGGGCGATCAGGTGACCTTCACTTTCCAAGGCGTCAGCACCACGGTAGGCAAAAATGCCAAGGAGATTGAGGGATATTTACGCTCTATCGGCGATGTACAATTCGCCGGTGCCATGAAGGAACAGGCCGGAACGCTCAACGTGGCGCTATCCAACATGGGGGATGCGTTTTCCAAGCTGGTAAAAGCCATTGGCGATGCAGGCCTGACCGATATTCTTATTTTCATTGCCGATAAAATCAAATGGCTGGCGCAGCTGATTACCGATTCGATTGAACCGTTCCGGCTGGGCTTCAAGGCGTTTATCGCGGAAGTGATAAAATTCGGTCGGCTATTCATCGCCGTATTTGAGGGCGTGGGCGATGCGTTCAACGCCTTTGGTGATGCTATTTCCGCCCGTTTCGAGGCGTTGGGCAAAGACCTGGCCGCCTTCGTGGAAAATCCGCTGGGCGGTGTTTCTTTCGAGAATACCCGCGCCGCGCTGGAAACCGGCCTGCTCGATGCGATGGGAACCGCGTTCGATAAGGCGCTGGCGGAGGCGCAGGAGTTCAATAACGCCATTGATGCGGAGATTCAGGACGCCGCCGCGAAAATTGTGGAGGCACGCGCCGCTAAAAACCAATCGCTGGATGGATTGTTCGGCGAAACCGCCACCCCGGAAAAGGTGGAGGAAACCGCAAAAGCCGTCAAAGGGCTGAATAAGCTGCAACAGGAAGCAAAGCGCATCTTCGAGGCCACGCGCACGCCGCTGGAGCGATACAACGAAGAAATGGCGCAGCTGAACATGCTGCTGGAGAAAGGCTATATCAATCAGGACACGTTCGGGCGGGCGGTGGAACAGGCAGGCGAACGACTGGGCAAAGCCAGCAAGAAAACCGGCGAAACCATCGAAGGCGAGTTTGCCCGCATTGGGGAGTCGATGGAAGGCACCATCGCCGATTCGCTGGATGCTATCGGCGGGCGCTTTGACAGCTTTGGTGATTTCTTCAAAGGCTTCCTATCCGACCTGAACCGCACCCTGCTGCAATATGCCCTGAAAGATTTAGGCATCTCCGGCAAAGGCGGCATCATCGACGGCCTGTTCAGTTCCATCGGCGGGTTATTCGGCGGTGGCGGCAGCGGCGGAGGTGGCGGCTTCGGCGGGATGCTCTCCAGCATCGGCAATTTCTTTGGCGGCTTTTTCGCGGACGGCGGCAGGCTTCAGCCCGGTAAATTCGGCATCGTTGGCGAGCGCGGTCCCGAAATGGCCTTCGCCGGTAACGTGCCGATGCACATTATGTCCGGCATGGGCATGGCTCCGGCTCCGATCACGGTCAATATGAATATCCAGACGCCGGACGTTCGCAGCTTCCGCCAGAGCCAAGGGCAGATTGCGGCGGATATGGCGCGTTCGATTGAGCGGGCAAGGAGGAACCTATGAGCTTCGCAGAAATCCAATTCCCCAGCGACATCAGCTATGGCGCGACCGGCGGACCCACTTTCTTAACGGACGTGGTGGCCACCGTATCCGGCCATGAGCAGCGCAACAGCAAATGGAGCCAAGCGCGTGCGCGGTATAACGTCGCTTCTGGCGTGAAAACCGAAACGCAGTGGCAGGCGCTGATTGCCTTCTTCCGAGCGCGGCGTGGCAAGGCGGTGGGATTTCGCTTCAAGGATTGGGGCGACTATAAGGCCATTAACCAGCCTTTGCTTGCGCTGGGCGGCAATGATTACCAGCTGGTGAAGCAGTATGTCAGCGGCGCGGTGGTATCCGAGCGCGTGATCAATAAGCCGGTATCTGGCAGCATCAAACTCTACAAAGATAGCATTTTGCAGGCCAGTGGCTGGAGCATTGATACTGCTACGGGCATTATCACTACCGCTCTGACTGGCACGCTTACTGCGGATTTTGAATTTGATGTGCCGGTGCGCTTCGATACCGACGAACTGGCGCTTTCGCTGGATAGCTTTGATGCGGGCAGCTGGAACAGCATACCACTGATTGAGGTGCGCGTATGAGAGTGATTTCCCCACAACTGGAAGCGCATTTTGGCAGCGGCCTGACAACACTTGCCACCTGCTGGCGGCTTACGCGGCAGGACACGACCGAGCTAGGCTTTACCGATCACGATCAGGCGCTGGTGATAGATGCGCTGGAATATGACTCCATCGCCGGGTTCACGCCCACCACGGTGGAGAGCAAATCCAATATGAGCGTGGATAACCTTGATCTGGAGGGGCAAACGTTTCCTTCCAAAATCACGGAATCTGATTTGCTGGCTGGCCTCTATGACTATGCCGAGGTTGAAATCTTCATGGTGAATTATGAGGATTTATCTCAGGGCAAGTTGGTGGTAAAGCGCGGGCGGCTGGGTGAAGTGACGCTGAACGCGCAGATGTTCCATGCCGAAGTGCGCGGCCTGACGCAGCATTTAAGCCAGACGATTGGCGAGGTCTATTCACCTTCCTGCCGCGCCGTGCTGGGTGATAGCCGCTGCAAGGTGAATCTGGCTGGCGTCACTGTGACTACCACCATCACGGAAGTGCTGAATAACCAGACGTTCAAGGCTTCTGCGCTTACGCAGGCGGTGGGTTGGTTTACCGGCGGCGAAGTGGAATGGACATCCGGCAATAATGACGGGCGGCGCATGGAAGTGAAAGAATTCGCCTCCGCGCAGGTGGTGCTGGCGCTGCCGATGGGAAAATCACTTCAGGTGGGTGACGGATTTAAGATCATCGCCGGGTGCGACAAGACACACGAAACCTGTCAGGGGAAATTCAGCAATATCCTTAATTTTCGTGGCGAGCCGTATGTTCCCGGTGTGGATGCGCTACTCACTACCGCTGGAACCATGAGTAAGGGAAACCGTAATGGCTAGAATTGAAACACAACTTTGATAAGCTGTAATATAAATGCTTCGGCTTCCAACAGCGTCATAGGATTAGGAGGGGGCTGATCGTTTGATGTGCCATGGCGTGCTTGATCTCTTGCTGCAACAGGATGGTTGGCGGTTCGGGTAAAGCGTGTTCTGTCACTTTTAATGGAATGTTTTTCAATGGCAGGTTCGTTATGCTGTTTTAGCAACTCATAGATACGGTAGAGATCATCCCAATTGGCCTCCCTTTGAAGTAAGCGTAGTATTTTTAGAAGCACTTCATCATTAATCGCTCTTGTAAGTATATAGTCTTCTACAGCTAAATCACTGCTAGGCACAGTACTTTGTGCAAGAAATGGCCAGTAATATTCATCATCTTGTAGCGTCAAAATAACATCATGTATTGGTCGAACCCCGCTCAATTCATATTTATAAAAACGATCAAATATCAATCTCCAAGGCGAATTGCGGATTTTCTGAACGCTATTAAATAGAGCACCTAAAGATAAAAGTATTTTAATTGCTTTCTGGTCAGTCTCCGCTGCCTCTGCGTGTGCTGAAAAAAACTCAAATTGAGATGGAAAGTCGTCTTCCGTTTCTTCCGCAATATGAAAATTAGAATAGGAACAGTCTGCCCAGCTTTGTGAAGCGGAGTGCGGTCTTAGGACACCTGTGTACTTGAATGGATAACTCATGAGCCAGAAGATAACACCAGATATGATTGTCCTACAAGCCCGGACATGGCTCGGTACGAAGTATCATCACCAAGGGCGCTTAAAGAAATCCAAGGCTGGCGCTGGTGGGGTGGATTGCATCGGCCTAATTATCGGTGTGATTGACGAGCTGGGCTTGCAGGATGGCGAAGGCAATCCGCTCTCCCGGCATGATGAGTTTAATTATTCCATGTATCCGGAGCGCGGGCGGCTGGTGGGCGCAATCCAGCGGCACTTACGCGAAGTGCCGATCGAGCAAATGACGCAAGGCGATGTGCTGTTATTTCGTACCTTTCGCGATCCGCAGCATGTTGGCTTTTTAACCAATTATCCCACCGGCGGCGCTGGGCTGATCCATTGCAATTCCAGCGCTGGGCGCGTGGTGGAACAACCGATCTCCGATGCGTGGCTGCGAATGCTCACTCACGCATACCGCTTCAAAACGAAACAACTTGAACCGCTGAAGAAGTAACTCATGGCTGATATTGTATTACCTGTTGTCGGTGGCACGGTGGGCTTCGTGCTGGGCGGACCATCTGGCGCGATCCTCGGTGCCAACATTGGCAGTATGGCGGCTGGCGCTTTCTTCCCGAAAAGCCAGCGCGTGCAGCTTCCAACTCAGGAAGGACCGCGTTTGGCTGACCTCCGGGCGCAGATTTCGACCTACGGGAATATCATTCCAAGGGTGTATGGCACGATGCGGCTGGCCGGGAACGTCATCTGGTCAACCGACATTAAGGAAGTACGCAGCGAGAAAACTACCACACAAACTTCCAACGGTGGCGGCAAAGGTGGTGGCGGCGGCAAAACCACTACCAGCCAGACCACGATTTCCTATGAGTATTTTGTCACGCTGGCGATAGCCATTTGTGAGGGTGAGATTGATGAAGTGATCCGTGTTTGGGCGGATAGTAAGGTGCTGACGGAAGCGGAACTCTCCTCTGCGCAGGGCAAATACAACATCCATTTTGGCGATGAAGCTCAGGCCGTGGATGACATTATGGCCAAATACCTGCCTGCTGGAACTATCCCCGCACATCGCGGCATGGCTTATGTGGTGATCGAAGATTTCCCGCTGGCAGCATACGGCAACCGCATCCCAAACTTCACCTTTGAAGTGCGTCGTACGGTGAAATTTAGCCCCAGCGTGGAAGATAAGGTCAAAGACATCGTCATGATCCCCGGTGCGGGTGAGTTTGTCTATAGCACGCAAGTCACCAGCAAGCAGGATGGCTATTACGCCTATTTCGGCGGGGCGTTCACTCCATCGGGCGATAAGCAGTCCATCAACATGCACAATTACGACGGCAAAGCCGATGTGCAGGTGGCGCTGGATCAGCTGATCAAAAACCTACCGAATCTGGAATGGGTAGCGGTGGTGGTGACATGGTTCGCCACTTCCACAGATGCTGGAGCCTGCACGATCATCCCTAAAGTGGAATTCCAAGGCACTACACAAGTATTGCCACAAGATTGGAGCGTGGCGGGTATTAGCCGCGCTTCGGCTCAAACGGTGCTGTTTTTCGATGAAGATACGCCAACCTATGGCGGCACGCCTTCCGATCACACGGTGGTGCAACTTTGTGCGGAACTCAAAAGCCGTGGCCTGAATGTCATGCTTTATCCCATGCCGTTCGTGGATACGATTACGCCGGTGCCGAAGCCGTGGCGCGGGCGCATCGAGCCTGCAAACGCCACCGATGCGGCCAGCTGGTTCACCAAAACCAACGGCTATAATGCTTTCATCATGCACTATGCCAATCTGCTCAGTGGTGATGTGGATGCGTTTGTCATCGGCTCGGAGCTGATCGGCATGACCGGTTTTACCGACTCGCCCGGAAGCTATCCGGCGGTGGCGCAGCTGGTGAGTTTAGCAGGCAGTGTAAAAGCCGCCATGCCCGGAACACTAATCACCTATGCCGCCGACTGGAGCGAGT